ATAGCTGGCTTAAGGATCAAGGTGACTGTGAAGTGATAGGCCATAACATAATTGGCTATGACATACCAGTGCTGAAGAAATTGTTAGGTACAGATTTTAGTAAATGTAAAGTTACTGACACATTAGTCATGTCCAGATTGGCAAGCCCCTCACGGGATGGTGGTCATTCACTAGATAGCTGGGGCAAGACACTAGGTCAGCACAAAGGAGATTTTAATGATTTTACTGCGTATACAGATGACATGCTTGAGTATTGTAAACAGGATGTTACAGTTAACGAACTGGTGTACCAGAGATTACTTCACGAGCTTCGTGATTATGGAAGCGAGAGTATTGATCTTGAGCATAGGGTGCAAGGCATTATATCACAGCAGATTAAGACAGGCTGGCTCTTAGATCAAGAGAAAGCGTTTTTATTACTAGCAGAACTGAAGGAAAAGAAATATGACCTTGAAGACGAAGTGCATCAGACTTTCAAACCGTTACCAACATTTATCAAAGAAGTTACACCCAAGATTAAGAAAGATGGTTCGTACTCGATTGTTGGGCTTAAATTTCTAGGGGATGAGTGGGAAACAGCAGTAGCAGAGTTCAGTCGTATAGACTTCCCAGTGTTTAACCTAGGGTCACGACAGCAGATAGGGAGACATCTACAATACTTTGGCTGGAAGCCCAAGACATTTACAGAGACAGGACAACCGATTGTAGACGAGTCAGTACTCAGGGATGTTAAAGGTATACCGGAAGCGGCACTGATTGGCGAGTACCTGATGATCCAAAAGCGTATCGCGCAGGTACAGAGCTGGCTAGACGCAGTTAAGAATGACGGTAGAGTACATGGGTACGTTAATCCCAACGGAGCTGTGACGGGTCGTATGACACACTCAAGCCCTAACATGGGACAGGTGCCAGCAGTCTACTCACCATACGGCAAACAGTGTCGTGATGTGTGGACAGTACCGGAAGGTTACAAGCTGGTAGGTATGGATGCCAGTGGACTTGAGCTGCGAATGCTTGCTCACTACATGAATGACGAGGACTACACAAATGAAATACTCAACGGAGATATACACACGGCAAATCAGTTGGCTGCGGGCCTTGACACTAGAGATCAAGCAAAGACTTTCATCTACGCTTTCCTTTATGGGGCAGGAGACGCCAAGATCGGAAGTATCGTTGGAGGAACTAAGCGTGATGGTAAGAGACTTAAAGATAAGTTCCTTGCAAATACGCCTGCTCTTGGAGTCCTACGAGAACGAGTTGGACTGGCGGCTGGAAGAGGCTATGTTTATGGACTGGATAGGAGAAGGGTCACAATACGATCAGAACATGCTGCACTGAACAGCCTCCTACAATCAGCAGGCGCAATTGTTATGAAGAAGGCGTTGTGTTTGCTCGATGAATATGCTATACTATGGGGTATAGACTACAAAATATTAGGGAACATACATGATGAAATCCAGACAGAGGTCAAGCAAGAGAAATCAGAGGTTTTCGGAAGGTTGGCAACAAGCTGTGTTGAAGCTGCCGGACAGCACTACAAGCTCAACTGCCCTCTCGCCGGAGATTACAAAGTTGGAAACACATGGGCAGACACTCACTAAGGGTAAGTATTACAAGGATAACAAGGAAGCAGTACAGGCAAGGGATGCTAAAAGGATGTGGGTTAATGGTGAGGAAATTAAAAAGACGCACCCGTTGTATAAAGCAGGCAGATATAAGGGTTTTGAAGATGCAGCGTTTAGTTCCTTAGAGAACTACAAGACTAGCCCAGAGGGTCAGGTGTATATAGTCACGAACCCTGCATGGGAAGGTTGGGTAAAGGTAGGAATGGCTGTAGACGCTCAGGACAGACTCAGTGGCTATCAAACGTCAAGCCCCCACAGAGATTACAAGTTAGAATATGTTGTTGATACACAGCTTAGGAGAGTGTTAGAAAGCGACACGCATGAATTACTAAGTGATTTATTTGAACAAAAGAACGAATGGTTTAAATGTAGTGTTGAGATAGCTAAACGAATTATAGATTCTGCAAAAGGCGAGTACGATGAAAACTGTTGAAAACGTAGTAGAAGACATCTACGCTCTGATGGAAAGCAAGGACGCTGACCCATCTGTAGATGTAGAGCAAGAGATAGAGAGATTCGGAGAGGGTGTCAAAGCTCTAATGCGAACGGAGTTTGGTCGGAAGAAGCGAGAGGATAACCGCAGGCTACGCCTGTCAAATATTGGCCGCACCGACAAGTACCTCTGGAATCACTTTAACGGGACGGAAGGCGAGAAGATAGAACCACACACCTATGTCAAGTTTATGTATGGTCATTTAATTGAAGAGATGTTAATCTTCTTGACACGAATGGCGGGACACAGTGTGACTGATGAGCAGAAGGTCTGCAAAGTCGAAGGGATCGTAGGACACATGGACTGTAAGATTGACGGGGTTGTGACAGATGTTAAATCAGCAAGTGCGTTTGGGTTTAAGAAGTTTAAGGATGGGTCATTAGCGTTTGACGATCCGTTTGGCTACATAGACCAGATCAAAGCCTACGCTTACTCAGAAGGTGCTACACAGTTCGGTTGGCTGGCAATGGACAAGGCTAACGGTCACTTGACTTATCTCAAGTATGACCTAGAAGACACACAGGCCGCTGTCTACGATGTACTTAAGCAGCCTATTACTGAAAGAGTTAAGCATGTAAAAAAGCTAGTAGAGCAACCAGAACCAAAGGAGTGGTGTACACAACCTATACCAGACGGCAAGTCAGGAAACTTAAAGCTCTCTATTGGTTGCTCGTACTGTCAGTTCAAAGACCATTGCTACCCAGATTTAAGGGTGTTCAATTACGCATACGGGCCGAAGTTTCTCGTCAACGTAGTAAACGAGCCAAGAGTAAGGGAGATCATGCCAGATGAAGAGGGCTTTTAGATCAGGGCTAGAGAAGGACTTATCACAGAAGCTAGACGGACAGTACCTGTTTGAACCTTACGGTCTGCCCTACACTACACACAGGAAGTACCTACCGGACTTCGTACACGAAGACAAGGCAGTACTGATAGAGTGCAAGGGCTTTTTCAGAGTTGGCGACACACAGAAGTACAAGGCCATTAAAGACTCGATGCCCGAATGGGAGATCATCTTTGTATTGTCAAACCCTAGCAAGAAGGTACGGAAGGGTGGTAAGATAACAATGGGTGAGTGGTGTGAGAAGGAAGGCTTCAAGCACTACACCATTGAGACATCAAAGGAAATGACCAAGTACATTAAAGGGAAGAAAGTCTAATGGCTATGACACTCGATGAACTAAAAGAACAGATGGAAAAGTGGCTTGATGAAGACCTAATTTGTGAGTTGTTAGGTATCACGACAGTAGACTTGGTTGATGCTTTTGAAGATAGAATAATTAAAGACTTTGACAGATTACTAGAGGATTTTGAAGATGAGTATTAATGACGCAACACGGTTTGATTGGGATCGTTTACGAGAAGCACATCCACCGCTTGAACGAGAACCCGATGACACACGGGCTGAGTTACCACATAAACTGCATGCCCCACTGCTTGATAAGTACATTGCACTAGCTAACGAAGAGCAACGACAGCAAGACTTATTAAAATCTCTGTGGGACGATGAGGAAGAAGCCGCCCATAGTTCTTGGGATAATGAAGTAGAGGATGTAGTCAATAACCCTGACCACTACAACACAGGGCGTATTGAATGTATCGAAGCCATTGAAGAGTCTATGTCCAGTGTAGCGTACAAAGGCTATCTCAAGGGCAACGCCATGAAGTACCTCTGGCGCTATGACTACAAAGGTAAGCAGGTAGAAGACTTACAGAAATGTCAGTGGTACTTAGCACGACTGACACAAGTAGTGGTGTTTGAAAATGAGGAGAATAACTGATGGACAGAAAACCAGTGTATGAGTTTATTTCTTATCCCAACTTTGGATTACCAGAGTCAGCAGCACCAGCTACAAAGATAGTACATACGTTGTACTCTAGTGACTTAACAATAACTGAAATGAGAGAACAGTTTAATTACTTTCTTAAAGCCTGTTCATATCACATACCGCTAGACGAGGAACAATAATGGATCAGTATCAACAGTTTATACACAAGAGCAGGTACGCACGTTGGCTACCAGAGGAGAGCAGACGAGAGCGTTGGGACGAGACAGTCAACAGGTATGTAGACTTCTGGAAAGACCGTGGACAGATAGACGATAAGGTAGCCCTTAAGTTATTCAATGCTATACACAACCTAGAAGTAATGCCTTCAATGCGCTGCATGATGACAGCAGGTGTAGCACTGGACAAAGATAATGTAGCAGGATACAACTGTAGCTACTTACACATTGACTCACCCCGTAGCTTTGACGAGCTGATGTATGTGCTGATGTGTGGTACAGGTGTAGGGTTTAGTGTTGAACGTAACTACATCAACAAGCTGCCAGAGATTGCAGAGACATTCCATAAGACTGACAGTGTTATCATGGTAAGCGATAGTAAGATTGGTTGGGCCTCAGCATTCCGTGAGCTTATTGCTATGCTCTATGCTGGCAAGATACCGCAGTGGGATGTCAGTAGAGTACG